CCGAAGTATGTGCGCCAGCGGGAGTCACCGCAGGCCGGGCAGACCTTGATGTTCAACTGCACGCCGGACGAGCCGCGCGTGACGCGAAACGGAATGCTCTCGCGGCTGAGAAAGAACTCCATGTCCAGCTCTGCCTCGAACTCCTCGACGTCTAGCTTCATATCACTTCCCCATTTCTATCGAACCGCATCAGCGGATATCTGAACTCATTCGCCAGATCGCACATGTGTTGCGTTCCATTGGCGCCAGGAAGCGCCACGACCAATTGCGGTTTGTAATGCAGCAACATCTTGCGGTTTCGCACACGACCGGCCAGACCGCCGTAATAGCTGTTCCAGTCGGCAGGACACCTATAGGTCACGATGTCATTCTGCTCAGCCCATCGACCGGCGGCCTTATCAACACCCGGCGCGTCGCCATGCACCAGCTCGGTGACACTTATGTTACCATGCAGCCAATCGAGCGCCCGCCAGACAATCGCTTCCTCGTCAAACTTTGACCCGCCACTGACCAGAATGCGCATCAGATCACACGCCCCAGAACTTTTTTCACAAACTGCATCTTGCTACGATCCTGCTTGAGACGCAGAGAGAAGCCGTCTTCGGTGTTCCGGGATGCAAGCCAGGTCAAACGCGCCTCACCGATCTGTTTCTCGGCCTCTGTGGCGGAGATACCCAAGAACACGTCTGCGGTGCGCACCTTGTTCCAGTCGTCACCAACGTCTGTCGCTTTAGCCGTCGCGGCCTTGGCGCCGTCACGGTTGGTCTGTGTCGCTGTCAGCATGGCGCAATTAAACTCAAAGGCGATGGCGCGCAGGTCGATATAGATAGAGCGCAGGTTGTCGATCAGATTGTCAGAGCGATATTCCGCGGCCATGATGTCTGCGTAGTCTGGAATGATCAGGTCAAGAATGATCCCTTCCGAGCGATACCCTTCGATGATCCGTGCAAGCTGACTTGGTTTCAACGTGCCGGTGGCATGTGTGCGCATCTTGAAGTGACCAGACTTTGCCTGGGCAGCCAAGACAGCCGCCTCAACCCCCTGCCAGTCAGTGTGCAGTGAACGCATCGCCGTATCTGCGAAGTTCGCATCCAAACGCTGCGCAATGATGTCCGCTGAGACCTCGAGCGAGTCCAAAAGCACGTTGTAGCCCGCCAGACATGCGTTCTTGCCAAAATCACCAAGTGACATCGACTTACCAGCTTTCGCTGGCCCCATGATAACGCTGAGCTCCTGTCGACCCCATCCGTAGTGATACAGGTTGCTGTCAATCTCCGAGTAGCCGGTTGTGATGCCATTGCGAATGATCTTGCCCGCCAGGAGATCCTGACGCTGCTGACTGCGGTTCTTGATTTCCTCGAAATAGTCGTAATCGTCGCCGTCCGAGACCAGACCCACATTGTTGGCGCGCGACATTATCTCGCCAATCTTGTCGAACTGACCCTTCTCAAGCAACGTGATGGACTGCATCATCGCGTTCTCGATCGCCTGATGTTTGGCAAAGGAAACGACCTTGTCACTCACGTAGGTCGGGTTGGACAGATCGGCCGTCAGAATATGCTTGAGGGAATTGATGATGTCCGGAAGCTGATCTTTGCGAATGCGGTTCGCGGCAAGTTCATCCTTGACCATCTGATTGATCATCGACCGGTCAGGAACCTGATTGTAGGTCTCGACATGCGCCTTGATAATCCGGACAACATCGCCCGTTGCTGTCTCTGTGAAATACTGCGGCAGAAGCAAGTCCTTGACCTTCTTCGCAAAGGACGTGTCGCGCATGAACAGAGCGGCGATCTTTAACTGAAATGAGGGATCGAACTCAAATTGCGCGTTTGACATGATGTCTCCTATGTAAGTGCTGACATACGCTTGGGCGCATAAATTCACATTATGCGCTCCAAAGTATGTCTTATTGTGCTTGTTTTTGAGTATAGCAAAGCGCGCTTAGGGATGCGCTAGGTATTGCTCGATTTTTTGCTGATCATCTTCGTCAGGATAGCGCGCGCGGACCTTTTCCATCGGCAACATGTCCTGTCTGATCATATGCGCCAGAAAGTAAAGAGGATCTGAACGGCGCATGGACTGCGCAAACAGCCATTCGTGATAATCATCCTGCACCTTTAGACCGTCATAGTTCTGCACCAGAAAGGCAGGATGATCCGAGGTCCAGGTGTCCGTGCCCATCAGTTCTTCCCAGCGCTGAGAAACCTTGTCGAGAACGACCGCGTGATACAGATGTTCGGGCTGTGGCATGTGACGCTGCTGCCAACGGCGCATGCGAAACGTCATGGCATTCTCGATGTAGTGCTCGTATGGCATTCCGATGCCATCCGCAAACTGACGGCCACGCCAGCACCCCGTCAGAACACGCTTCCACTTTGTCTCGCCTTTCTCAACCCCCTGAACGATACTATCCCAAGTCAAAACGCGCAGGTGCTCGGAACGCTCGCGGTCGATTTCGCGTCTGTAAATGCGTCTGTAAATTTCGCCATATGCTGCAACATAGGCCTTTGTCGCTTGAAGCGGCGTCATGAAGCGATAGTCGAACCACTTGGTGTCGCTCAACATCGCTTCATAATTGTGGAACTCCTTCTTTACGAAGGCCTGTGCGAAGAAATCATTCTCCAAAATGTGGTCAGTGCCACGCATTTCGTTGTCGAGCTGCTGCGATGTGAAATAGGTCAAGAGTGACAAGATGATGTCCTTTGTTAATCTACTTCTGTTATAGTCACACCGCAGCTGGGATGCGCTCAGTTTGAATACATTTTCACAATGTCCATGCACAAACCGGACCGGACGATGTCTTCTACGTCAAAGCCAACAGCCGATATGTCTTTGTGCCCTCTGGTCCGCTCGATCGCATCCGTCAGTCCCGATGAGGCACCGATGTCTGACTGGTCCGGGTCGCCGGAGATGATGAACTTTGAGTTTTCACCAATCCGCGTCAGAAGCATTTTCATCTGAGCCTTTGTGGCGTTCTGCATTTCGTCCGCCAAGAGCCAGGTGTTCTTGAAAGAGGCGCCACGCATGAAGCCCATCGGGCGCGGATCAATGATCTTGCGCTTCAACAGATATTCCAGATGCCCTGTGCCCAGACGTTCTTCCAGCGCCTGATAAAAAGGCTCGAGATAGGGATCGTATTTGTCCTTCATCTCGCCCGGCAGAAAGCCCAATTTCTCCCCTGCCGCCTCGACGGCTGGCCGAACCAGAATGATGTTCTCGATCAAGCCGTCGCGCAGCGCATCAGCGGCGCGACATGTCGCAAGATAGGTCTTTCCTGTGCCTGCAGGACCGTAACCATAGATCAACTTCTTCGACCGAATAGCATCATCATAGCGCGCCTGCGCATCTGTCAGTGGCTTGATAATGACGGAGCTTGGTTTCTTGCCTGCTTTTGTGATCTCCTGTTCAGGAGGTGTGGTCTCGGCAATATGAATCCTGCGCTGCGCCCGACGTGTCTGACGAGCGGCAACTTTGTGGTTCTTTTTCATGTTGGGGGTTTCCAAGCTGGGATGTGTAAAAGGACTCTAGCTCAAACTTTAGGACAGGTTAAGTCTTGACTTACTTATTCTTTAGTTTCCCCTGCGACCGCAAAACTATTTCATTGGTGCGCTTACCTACCGGTGACAAATGCCGCGGTCGCAAGGGATCTCTTATAACAGAAGAAGGTTACGCGTGCGCTCCGACTTCATGTTAAAACCAATAGCCATGACGGCCGAATGTGACTTGTATCCGCCCGAGGCGTGCTGATCACGCACAGTCAAGGCTGGCATCTGCATCCAGTAAATGCCCGGAAACTCGTCTGCTTTGATGTGATGAAGGTGGCCGGTCATAACGATGCGGTAGCGCGTGCGGCCCCAAACGTCTGGAAACTCGGCCGCGCAGAACATCGCCAGATCCTTTGGCGTGCGCTTGTCGCCGTGATGAATGAAGATAGCCACCTCGCCATGTTCAACGACAGAAAATTCAGATGAGCCCGGCGCCTCGAAGTTCATGTAGATTTTGACGCGCGGATTGTCACGGTAGCGATAATGAAGACCGATCAGAATGGTCTCCCAGTTCTGCGGATCGTGATTGCCCGGAACCGAGTAATATTCAACCACCTCATGCTTGACCAAGGCCATCTCGATGCAGGATGATATGACGCTGATTGCCTCGAAGACGGTGAAGTAATTGCGACCATCTACGTCGAGCTGGTGATTTGACCGGCGTGTAACATTGCGGTCGTCGGTCTGGTGCGTAAAGTCACCACCGTTGATAATGACGCCGCGGTAGGCATTCGGTGCGCCGGCCATAACAGAAGACATTGCCGCCTTGATACGATTACTGCCGATCTCGAGGTTCATTTCCTCACCGGATGCGCCTTTATGTGCGCGCATGCCCAGATGAGCGTCAAAGAGCGGATAGACGACCATCATTTCCGGATCTGTGATCATTGATGCGATGATCTCGGGCGCGGCTGGAACACTCTGCAATGCCTCACGCACCTGATCCAGAAACTCTTCAGGCGATCCGGCTTTCATGGGCGCCAGTTGCATCGAATATTTCTGGTCTTTGATCCACAAGGACTTCGGGATCATTTTAGAGCCGAAGTGATCCATTGCCTCGACGATCGCCGGATCAACTGTGTCTCTTTC